ACCAATGTATGAGATACTGACGCGTGCATCAGAGGTATAGCCTGATGGCAGCGTAATGGTGATATTTGAAAAAGGTGATCCTGCAATCACCTTGTAAGTTTGTCCACTGGACTGGAGGACGTCGTCCACTGTCACAGCAAAGAATGTGTTTGAAGTTGTAAATGGAGATGGCAGAGTCAGCACCAAATCGCCACTTCTCATCATCACTCTAAATTGACCTTGGGCTATCATAAACGTATTGGCACCAATGGTTATCGTCGTTGTGGCCACAGTCAGAGTGCTAGCACCATTGACTAGTGCGGCATAACTTCCTGACGCAGACGTTGTGGTGCCTGAATAGTTGGCCCCAATATTTACAGTGCCAGTAGTGATGGTATTTGAACTTGCTGAGGCACCCGCAGCGCCACTGATGCCAGCTGGAGCGATTTGCTGACCGCTTGCAATGTTAGTTGCAGCGGCGGCATTTCCAGCGTATCCAGTATTAGTCAGAACTACAGATGTAGCACCACCAATGCTGTAGACTGTGAAGTAACCGGCTGTTTCAACGTATACCACTTGACCAACAGCTATCCAAGCTGTGGTATCAACGGTTACTGTCACATTGGCTGAAGGTGACGGCATTACAAACAAGGCTGAAGTGGTTGAGTAGGCATTTCCACCCACTGGGCCACTGAAACCACTAAAGCCAGAGGCTCCTCTAGTTCCACTGACACCACTGAAACCAGAAGTGCCAGAGTAGCCAGACTCACCGGAACCAGAGCCGCCAGACGATCCAACAGTGGGAACAAGCAGTGATCCTTGAACCTCGGCCACTGGTCTCATGGTGATCTGAACATCACCACAAACAGCAGCTGACGAGCTGCTGATGTTGGTCACCTTGAGGACAAACTCACCCTCACCATAGAATGTTGTTTGACCACTGACCTCTGAGAGTGTCGACGTGATTGATGTGCCAGTGGTTGAACCATATGTGGATGACCACAGCACCTCCAGTCTGACGGTATTTGATGGTGTGGATGCCACAACCACATTGAGTATTCTGGCCTCAAAGCCAGATGGTATGCGGTAGTTTAGAATTGTGGCTGACTGAGAGGCACCCAGGGATATGCGTGGAACAGGCAGGTCAATGATCTGTTCCTTGTTGTTGACTTCTGAAATGATCTGGTTGATAACGGCCGCAAGGACATTATCACGCTCTGCCAGGTTACGAGTGGCAAACGAGATTGTCGCAGCCGAATTAGCGTCAGTGGCCGTAAGATGTCTTACATCACCGTTGGCATAATTTAGACCGCCAGCTTTAGGCAGTATCAGTGGAGTAATCATGGGTTGTAATTGTATTCAACTCTGTCAGCGAATGACTTATAGAGCTTTAGGTGAAATCTCACTCTTTCGTCCAAGAAAAAGTATCGTTGTACTTTCTCTACTCCTTTCTTGGACCGCTTAAAATTCATTGATACTGACTTACCCTTAATTATCTTGGGTGTAATTGAACCCACATGGCCCAGACTCACCTTGTTGAGATTGACCACAGCCTCCTCAACAATGCTTACCAAACAGTCGTGAACCTTGTTGGCATCAACGTAGGACAATTCACAGTCAGTCATGAACCGACGAATTATCTTAGACTTGGTAATTGACTTCTGTTTGGTCATGTGTAATTTATCCCAAGACTAAGAAACTGGTTAAGAGCTTGAACTTGGATGTTAACGTTCAATTGTCGCTGATTCGGCAGTCTCTCTGTAGCGATTGAAATGATGTTAACTCTGGGTTCAAATTTCGAAATAGCCTGAGTTACTTCCTGCTGAACTTGGGCCTCAAGCACCGATGTGTCCGGCTCAAAAACCAATGTGTGTATTTGAGTACCAAAATCAGGGTTCATCAAGCGCTCACCTTTCTGAGTGAGCAGGAGATTTTTTAGGTCTGATGCTATAACTTGGATATCTGAACCACCATTCAGTACCCAGTCACCCACTGACGCATTGTCAGGAAGGATGGGTCCACGAATAAATCCCCTGTTGACTGTTATGACTGCAGCTGAACCAACATCCAAGTAGATGATGTTTAGGTCAGTCTCTGGCAGAGGTGACTTGAAGTTTTGGCCAAGAGTCTTGATGACATAGAATCCCTTGTTGACATATGTATGTGTGTATGTCTCAGTGAACTCATTGTTGACCTTAAGAGACCTTGGGATTGACGTAATAGTTCCATCACCCCAGTCGATAAGTCCAGCCACATACGTAAGGGCAGGGTTGGTCTCAGTCAGAGTGACAGAGACAGTTACAGTTTGACCCTTTAGAGTATGGACGGTGGACGTGGTCATTTATGCAGTCGTGAATACTTACGCCAAGCCGAATTAGACGCCTCATCATTGGACTCAAACACAGGAGCAGGACCTTGAGATTTTTCTTGAGGCTGTGGATTTTCCAAAGACTCCTTAATGGTCAGAGCAGTTGGACGTGACCTCTGTTGATTCTCAGTCAAAGGTCTCTTTGAGTTCAGAGCTGATTGATCCACTTCGAAGTTATTGCCAGCGACCATGCGAGCACTATCACCAACGATAATACCATCATCCTTCTTGATTCGTGGGACAGACAGTACGTCAGATGGCTTACGGTATTTTTTCTTGTGGTGATTATCAATGGTGGAAGACTCCACAGCAGCTTTGATCCTCATCATAATCTTATCCTTTTCAGGGTCAAGACGAGAACGAATGGTTTCGAAGATTCTCTTCAGGTTGTCAGGATTGGTCTTGGCCTCAAAAGCAGGAGCCTCAGAAGGTGCAGGAAGAGCCGTCATGAAGACGTTGACCACATTGTCTGGCAGTCTAAGATACCGCTTGAAGATCAGCTCCACCCAAGCTTCCTTTGGCAGGTTGTAAGCTGTCATCACGTCAGCCAATTTTCCAAGAATGTCAGCTTGGGTGGATAGCAACTCCAACTTCATCTGATCTTCCAAGCCACCAATGTCAGCCATCTTGGCCTGGATGTTCAGTGAATCAAGGTTGGTCTTGCCCTTCAAGATGGCATGGAAATTACCAAGCCACGTGTATTGGGAAAGGATTGGCTTACGAATTGAACGGACCTTACGAAGGAACCGAATGTCTTGGGCCAAAAGAGACTTGCCTGATGGTGCATTTTGTCCGCCAGACTCACCAATGCCAAACCAACTCTTGGGCATACCAAGGATGGAGTAGAAGAGGTCAGTCAGCAACTCAATGTCATAGACGTCTGGAACATTGGCTGTTCCAGCCAGCTTAGTGATGGTGTGCTGAAAACCTTTGGGCATGGCCACCCAGAGGACTGAGTCCAAGGCCCATGGGTTGTAGAAGCTCTTAAAATCCGTGGGAGCAGCCATGCTATCAGTGGCACCCACACCAAATGATTGCTTGGAACGAAGCATCTGCTTCCACCGCTGAACCGTACGCATCTGGTCCGCCGGAGCTTGTTCCTGTACGTCGATGTTGATTACATAGCGATCTGGCTGAACCTGAGCACGATGTACGACCATCTGGTCCACAGCCATGCGCAATTTCTTGTAGATTCCTTGAGCCTCGTCATAGATGGCTTCGCCATACTCAGACGTACGCATGCGAAACATACGACGCATGTGCATGATGTCCCATGGGTACCAAAGATCTTCGGCACGTCCTTGAGTGGCAGCAATGGCTGCACGAGGAATCTCAGTCACGCCATCCGCAGCCACGAAGATATCACTGGCTCGTGGCTTTCTGTCTGCCCACTTAAAACCAATGCACTGGCGATTCTTTTCAAGCCAGTAGCGACGCACATTCTTAGGGTGGATGAAGTGCAGACCCAACACACCTTCACCTTGGGCATACTCAATCTTTTCGTAGTGATTTCCAAGAGCAGCAAGGTACCAAACTTGAGAGTTGAGAATGTCCTCAACGCCAATCAGGTCAAGCATCTCATTGAGATCATCCTCAAACTGGGCGTCATTACACTCAAACCAGAGTGTGCCAGGATTGATAGGATCTCTCTGGGTGGCTTCCTCAACAAGCTCAGTCAAGGCTGCGGCCATCAAGTCCCAGGTGCCCATTTCCTCCCATAGATCAAGGACCTGATC